GGTAAAGTTAAAAAAGGTTCAGCTGCTGCTAAACGTAGAAAATCATATTGTGCAAGATCACTTGGACAATTAAAAAGATCTTCTGCTAAAACTAGAAACGACCCTAATTCAAGAATAAGACAAGCAAGAAGACGTTGGAAATGTTAGATAGATTTATATATAGATTTTGCGAATTAATAGATGATGCTGTTGCATTTGTTGAAACATATGCTATTAAACTTGTTGAATGGTGTTGGCATTCAAGAGTAAATATACTACATAAAAAGAGGAGAAAGAAAAATGATACAAGAAGAAACAGTAATAATACATAAATTACAAAAACATCTTAAACAATCCTATCAAGATATGGCAGATGCCATGATAGGTGGTGCTATTGACAATATGGAAAAATACAAGTATATGATGGGACAGGCACATGCCTATTTAAAAATATCACAGGAAATCTCTAACCTGCTAGAACCAAAGGAGCCAAAAAATGATATTGAAAGATCAGAAAACGTCGTCGACTTCGAACGACCCTAATATTAAATCAGCACTTTTAAATAAGTACGAAGAAGATGCTAAAAAAGAAGAAGACGGATATGAACGTCTAAAAACAAAAGAATCAAATAAATTACCTAAACCTACTGGATGGAGACTGGTTGTTCTTCCTTTTAAAATGAAGGAGAAAACTAAAGGTGGATTAATAATTGGACAAGAGACATTAGAAAAACAACAAGTAGGATCTACTTGCGGTTTAGTACTTGCAATGGGTCCACATTGTTATGATAAAGATAAATTTCCTGAAGGACCTTGGTGTAAAAAAGGTGACTGGGTAATTTTTGCAAGATATGCAGGTTCAAGAATGAACATAGATGGTGGGGAAATAAGAATGCTAAATGATGATGAAGTTTTAGCAACCATTGAAAATCCCGAAGATATACTTCATCAATATTAATCATAGAAGGAGATAAACTATGCCAGACGTAGAAGAAAACAAAACAGTTGACGTTGATACATCAGGTCCTGATGTAGAAGTTGAGTTAAAAGAAACTCAATCTACAGAAACACCAGAAGTAGAAACTGAAGATAAACGTACATATGAAAAAGAAAAAGATCACGGAACAGATATTTCTTATGAAAATGAACGTCAAGTTAAACTAGAAGAAGAGAAAGAAGAGCCTGTAAAGGACGAAAAAGAAAATGAATTAGAAAAATACTCTGAAGGAGTACAAAGAAGAATAGCTAAATTAACTCATAAATGGAGAGAAGCAGAGAGACAAAAAGACGAAGCTTTAACTTATGCTCAATCACAGATACAAGCAAAACAAGAAGCAGAAGCTAAAATCTCGAAACTTGAACCCGGCTTCATGAAGTCTACTGAAGATAGTATTACTTCAGGAGTACAAGCAGCTCAGGCAAAACTTGCAGCAGCTAGAGAAGCAAATGATTTAACTGCTGAAGCAGAAGCTTTAACAGCTATTTCAGAGCTTGGTTATAAAAAAGCTAAACTTGAAGAAACTAAAGTTGCTCAAGAAGAGTTTAAAGCTAATGCTAAAGAGGTTAGACAACCACAATTAAACTTAAATAGACAACAAGCAGCACAAGGTAGACCAGATCCTAAGGCTGAAACATGGGCATCTAGAAATGCTTGGTTTGGTCAAGATAATGCTATGACTTATACTGCTTTTGATCTACATAAGAAACTTACAGAAGAGGAAGGTTATGATCCTCAATCTGATGAGTATTATTCTGAAATAGATAAGAGAATAAGACTTGAATTCCCCCATAAATTTGATACAAATAAATCTAATTTAGGGGAAACGACCAAACCCGTACAAACAGTAGCTAGTGCGAAGCGAAGTACAAATACTGGTCGCAAGACTGTGAGACTCACATCATCACAGGTAGCAATCGCTAAAAAATTAGGTGTGCCACTAGAAGAATATGCGAAACAATTAAAAATCACGAAGGAGGCATAAGCATATGGAAAATAATAATGATAAAAGAGCATCCCGTGCGAGTCAAACAAGAGAAAAAGAAGCTAAGAAAAAAGTTTGGACTCCACCTTCATCTTTAGATGCACCCCCTGCACCAACAGGTTTTAAACACAGATGGATCAGAGTAGAATCTATGGGATTCCAAGACACTAAAAACGTCGCTGGAAGAATTAGATCCGGATACGAGCTTGTAAGAGCTGATGAATATCCAGACTCAGACTTTCCAATTGTGGATGATGGAAAATACAAAGGGGTAATCGGAGTAGGAGGCCTAGTGCTGGCTAGGGTACCGGAAGAGATTGCAGAACAACGAACTGACTATTATGTTAAACAAGGTCAGGATAATGTTGAAGCAGTAGACAACGATCTTATGAAGGAACAGCACCCAAGTATGCCGATCAATATTGATCGACAGACACGTGTAACCTTCGGTGGTTCAAAGAAAAGTTAATTTTTTAACGATTCCTACCCAACGAATAAAATAAACCCGTGAGCGGAGGTCTGTAAAGACAGTTCACAAAAGGAGAAAACAATATGGCAAACAAAGACGCAGCTTTCGGTTTGAAAGCAATAGGAAAAGTTGGCCAGAATAGAGACAACCAAGGTTTATCCGAATATAGTATTGCCGCAAGTGCAACAGCTATCTATCAGTGGGATCCAGTAAAAATGGCAGCTACTGGTACTATAGTAGTAGCAGGTGCTGGCGGAGCTATCATGGGATCACTTAATGGTGTTTTTTATACTGATGCTTCTACAAGCAAACCAACATGGGCAAACCATCTGAATGCAAGTAACACTGCAACAGATATCGTAGGATTCGTTTCTGACGACCCTTACGAAAGGTTTGAAATACAATCAAACAATGCTGGTGCATCAAACGTTAATGACGTTTTTGCAGTAGCAGATATCGCTTATGCAGCTGGTTCATCTCCGGATTATATATCTGGTGTTGAACTAAATGATGCAACAATCGCAAATGGCTCTTCAGCTACTTTGCAAATTTTAGGAGCTTCTAAAGATCCTTCTAATAATGATGTTGGATCAGCAAATGTAAATTGGGTCGTAAGAATCAATGAGCATGAGTTAGATATGAACGTTAACGGCGTATAATAGTTAGAATAGGAGAATAAATATGGCTATATCAAGAGGACAACTAGTTAAAGAACTAGAGCCAGGTTTGAATGCACTATTCGGCTTGGAATATAAACGTTATGAAAATCAGCATGCTGAAATATATGCTACAGAATCTTCAGACAGAGCGTTTGAAGAAGAAGTTATGTTATCAGGTTTTGCTCAAGCTCAGACTAAAGCAGAAGGAAGTGGAGTTGTTTTTGACAATGCTCAAGAAACTTTCACTGCAAGATACACACATGAAACTGTGGCTCTTGCTTTTGCAATTACTGAAGAAGCTATTGAGGATAACTTGTATGACAGACTTGCTAGTAGATATACAAAAGCGTTAGCTAGATCTATGGCGAACACTAAACAAGTTAAAGCGGTAAACCCATTGATTAATGGTTTCGGTACATTCACTTCAGGTGATGGTTCTGCATTATTTGCAACTAACCACCCAACTGTAAGTGGAACTGTATCAAACACATTAGCAACGGCTTCCGACTTGAACGAAACTTCACTAGAGCAATCATTAATTGACATTGCTGCAATGACAGACGAAAGAGGTCTAAAAATTGCTGCAAGAGGTGTTAAAATGATTATCCCTTCTGAACTTCAGTTCACTGCTGAGAGACTTATGAAGACTCAAGGTAGAGTTGGTACTGCTGATAATGATATCAATGCAATCGCATCAATGGGAATGGTTCCTCAAGGATACAGAGTGAACAATTTCTTAACTGATCCAGATGCATTCTACATTATCACTGATGTACCTAATGGTATGAAGTACTTTGACAGAGCAGCAATTAAAACTGCAATGGAAGGTGACTTCGATACTGGCAATGTAAGATACAAAGCTAGAGAAAGATACTCATTTGGTGTATCTGACTATAGAGGTATTTTTGCATCACCAGGTGCATAATAATTAGAAATTTTGAGGCGGACACAGTTCCGCCTCATTATGAAAGTAGAAAGGAATTTCATGAAAAAATTTACCATTACAATAAATGCCTACGATCATTACGCAAGATTTGAAGTGTTATCAGAAGATAACGCAGTTTCCCTTGAACAAGCCATAGTTGACAAACTAGGAGAAAATGTTATAAAATGGGAACATATCGGAACTAAAGTATTTGCTTCCGATAAATACAGAATAACCTATGAGGAGGTTATAGATGATACAAGACCTATACAAACAAAAAAGGTCCTTGGAGTTGAAGTGGGAACAGGAGCATCTGTCTAACGATAGATACACTCTTGAAATGGTTAGAATTGACGATACAGTCAAAAAAATCATTACAGATATCAAGCTTGAAGAAGCTAGAATTGCTCACTTAAAGAACAGTATTGAAGGTTCTGCTCCTGAAGTTTCAGTAGCTACTTAATCAAAAGCTACATCGTTGGAAAAATTCCACTCCACACTGTAGGATCTCTTGCACTCTATTCAAAAATATTATATAAATATTGCACTATA